ACTGTTTTAATTTGCTCAATTGCTGCTGGCAATATCCCATATTCCATTCTCTGAATTGCTTTTGTTAATGATTCCACTGTATCATCAGGCATTATAGGAACTTCACCTTGCTTTATTATCTCTCCACCATCCAACTCTTCATTCACATAATGTACAGTGCATCCAGTTACTTCTTCACCTGCTTCCATTGCCTGTTCTACAGCATGTAATCCTTTATACTTTGGTAGTAATGAAGGATGCACATTAATGATAGGAGCAGGAAAAGCATCAGGATTTTTAATCACTCTCATATATCCTGCAAGGATTATAAGATCAACATTATAAACCTCAAAGAGCTTTATCATATCATCTTCATTTTTATGAGGAATTCTTACATGAGGTATTCCCCATTTTGCTGCTCTTTCTATAGCACCACACTTTTTAGTGTTGTGTATCATCAACACAACTTCATGTTTATTACAAATAGGATTTGTAATTATATTCTCAAAATTGGTTCCGTTACCAGAACACATGACTCCTAGTTTCATTTGCTTACAGAACAGTAACCTTGTTCACAAAGAGTTCTTAACTTTTCTATGATGTGTTCATACTCATCCCAGATATACTCAGACCCAGAAGTTTCCTTGGCTAAGTTACATGCTTTGATTATACGATGCACATCTGTCTCGCTAAGTCTCATATGTATAGTAATATCTGATACTAATTATAGGTATGATTTTAAATTTTACACCAATATGTTATCCTTTCAAATCATTTCATAGCTATGACTGAATGGTCTTAATCCTTTGCTTTTATTCTGCTTGTCTTGTAAGTCTTGAAGTCTCTGAATATTCTCCTGAGTTTTTTTAATATCGTCTATCTTTTTTTGAACTTCTGTTAGTTCCTTATTGATATCCATTGTGGTTAAAAATGCTTCACTTATGACCGCCCTGCCTAAATCTCACAGCAAGTTGTAGGTCTAAGTGTTGTTATTTATGCACTTTATGCTTCTATAGCACTGTTAGTTACACCATGTCTCTGATATGCAGCAGGTGTTCTTGTAGTGTTATTAGTGTTTCTTGCCTGAAATGTACCAGGTGTTCGTGCGGAATTGTCAGGATTTCTTGCAACATAATCAGCATTCCAATTCTTGTATGTAACTGTTGCCCAACCTTCGTTACCAGAAAACTGATTAACAGTTGTACTGCCAGGTTGAGGATCTACTGGATCACAATCCTTATCGTTTCTTACGTATGCCATTAGCGTTTACCTCCTCCCATTTCTTTAAGCATTTTTTGTAACTCAGCGGTACTACCGACAAACATAGCATTGTTGGTGACGTTTTTAGGACCTTTTGCTTCTGCATCTAAATCCTTCATCTTCTTATGTAGGTCAGCAAGTTTATCAGTCATGTCTGCGACATGCTTCATTGCCGCTACAGCAACTTCATATGCTCTTGGATGCCCTGACTCCTGAGCGACCTCTAACGCCCCTTGTACTGCCTCCTGACCCTTATCTATGAGTGAGTATAATTCCCCACGGGTATATTCATAATCTTTATCTCTGTCTACAGTAACATCCTTAAGTTGATCCTTTCTAGTTGTACATCCATTTTCAGGTGTATCAGAAACATCTATGTTAAGTATGTTTTCCATATTATCTTCTAGAGTATTCATAAGAATTCAATTCCTTCATTAAAACCAAAGTCATCACCAGCATCTAGTATAGCTGTATCTGCTGCATCTATATTACCATCCTCATTAATATCAGTCTTAGCAACTGGTGTATATGTTCTTGTAATTGTTCTACGATTAACTGCAAGATCACCAAGTGTTTCATGGATGATTGCTTTCTTAATAACGTCTGAGGTATTGTAAGGACCGTATAGATAAGACTTCATTGTAAAGTTTAGTGTGTAGATAATATATCTACGCTCATAAAAACTATCATCCCATTCATCCTCGTAACCAACGTTGTTTAAAACAACTGCAACATCACGCTTCTCATTCATATCAGGAATCATGTTAAGTGTGATAGAGAACGATGGCTGAAAGTACGGCAATATTTGTTCAGTAATTTGTAGAGCATCATCTTGTGACTTAGCAATAACACCAAGTTCAAATGATAGGTTGTATGGTACAGGAACATACTGAACTCTTACCTCACCACCATTATCATTAATAATAGTTTTATATTTTTGAATTGGAGATGTTTTACGAGTAGCATCATAATCAATACTAGTCATCTCAAAATAGAGACGAGGCAATGTGATAGCTACTTTTCTGTTAGATGCGTTCTCTTCTAATCTAACAATAAATTTTTGCTTAGGACCATATGCCAATGGCACTTTCATCTCTTCAAGAACAGTGCCGTCACTGGGATCCGTACTCTTTAACGTAATGTTATTAAAGAGTGTACCGAACGCCACAATGTTCTTACGAACAATTTGATTATAAAAATGTGATCCTAACATTAGATACTACCTGTAAAATTACCAAACTCACCAAATGGATTTCCTTCAGTCCAATCCACTATATTATCAGCATCGTCTTCAATCGCTCTATTTTGATCGTAACTGCTGTTGGAGTTATTTAGAGTGTCAAATGTCTCAGGACTCCACCTAGCACCTGAAGTTAGACCAGTGATTATCTCAGCAGTAGTAAAGGTTCCTGTGCGATTGATAACTTCAAGAGATCTGGTTGTATTATCCCATGCCTTGACTTCTGCTCTATTGTCCTTAGGTGAGTAATCAATAGTAACAGTAGGAGCAGATATATAACCATTACCATTGTTAGTAATGGTGATTCCATTAACAATACCAGATGCACTAACAGTTGCAGTAGCTGTTGCTTGAGCAGTAGCATATATAGCATCCACTCTTAAATACAAATCATTATTACCACCATTAACACGAACAATAGATCCTACTGCACCACCAACACCTTGTAGATCTGCTGTATATCCACTACCATTATTAATAATATTAATATTAGTCATAGTAGCACCACCAGTACCAGTCACACCACCACTATTATTTACATTCACAATTTGAACAGTCATATCAGATCCTGTTCCTGCTCCATTAGTTAAAGTAGTTGTAGTGTATGTCCCTGCTGTATAACCAGTTCCAGAAGATGTTGCAAAAGTACCAGTATCATTAGATGTAGCTAGTGTTCTTGCTCCTCCAGCCAAAGAATCTGGTGCAGATATTGTAACTGTTGGTGGTGTAGCAACTTTATAATGTGCTCCACCATCTGTAATTGTGATAGCTGAAATACTATCTGCTGTGAGAGTAGATGTTGCCTTAGCTAAGAACTCATCACCAACAACTTCTTCACCTACAGTAAAGTCTCCTGTACCACCAGGATCCATTACTAGTTTGATAGAATTATCAAAGAGTTGTTCAACTGCATCAATCTCTGCAACACCAGTGTCAAAGTCGTCTTGACCGACCTCGTAGATTTCAGCAGTGATAGCATAGAATTGAATCTTACCAAACTGATAGAATGGTTCTTCTTTTCCTACAAATTTAATTTCGTAAATATCTTGTGTTAAAGGGAAGTATAATAAGTCTCCCTCATTAGGTCTACTGTCAACAGTAAGAGTAGGACTGTGCTCAGCTACCTCTTCATCCCATCTTCTAGTAGAGACACGGAAGATAATTTCATCTGTAATTCTTAAACCGAACTTAGAAATAAATTCAGCATTGTCACCAAAACCCATAACATTCTGCAACAGCATCTCAACTTGGAATTGTTCTTGATACTTAGTGTATCTAACTTCATCCAGAGTGCTGTCTGCTAGGACGATCTTGGGGATATAGTAAATATCTGTACCAAACAGTTTGATTTGCTCATCCACAAGATCCTGAACGAGACCTTGTTCGCCACTGTGACCTGCGTAGTAAGTTGGAAAATAGGGACTGGTAGGCATTTTATCCGATCATATCCATTGGTGGAATTGCGTACTTGCTAAGAACTTCAGATTCAATTTTCTCAATCTCTGCAAGTGCGTCTGTATATATCTCTCTACCATTAAGTGTTACACCGCCAGGTAGTTGTACATTATTATACTTGATTAAGTTTTGACCCCATTGCTTTTTCAACAATGAAGTGGCATATAACTTAACAAATCTATCATTGTACATTTCAGTTGCATCTGTAGGATCAATCATCCTATGTGCTTCAATCAATAAACTCTGTCCTTCTTGTAGGAAGTCTTTGTCTATATCAAGATACAAACGATCACGACGCATTGTGTATCTAAACTGCTGGAATGAACCATTGTTTAAAACCATATCTAGAGTCTCTAGATATTGCTTGGTCATATAGTAGTTTAAGATATCAAGGGATCCAAAAGCATACAAGTCATTTAAGAACATTCTATATTCAATACCAAATAAGTTAGAACGAATAGAGTTACCTACCATTCCAAAAACCCTAGTGATACCAGTTACATGAGCTGGTATAGGTATATAATTTGTAGCTTCATCCCAACTTGTAGTTACTGCTCCTTCAACTTTAGTTGTAGTTACATTTGCTGCAAGACGAGTTTTATCATCTGCAGTTATCTCATGTACGAGATAACATCTCTCCATTCCGTTATAACAGTTCTCCTGAAAGAACTGAAACGTGTCGTCAATTACATTGTTTACTTGCTCATCATCTACATTAACTTGTAAGACAGGTTCTCCCAACTGTCTCTTAGCATATGTAATTAATTCTGCTTTTGAACTTGGAGATGCCATTTCACACAAAAATCCCTTCTTACTTATTTAGGAAGAAGGGATCTGGTATTTATTCTGCTGGTGTTTCTGGTGCTGGAGCAGGTGTTTCTCCACCTTCTGCTGGTTTCTCTTCTAAAAGAACTAAAGTTTCTAAACCACCTTCTAATTTAATTTTATATTCTTTTGCTTTAGTAAGGTTTGCTTCTAGTTCTGTAATTTGCTTTACAGTAGAAGCAATTTGCTCCTCAAAATTTTTCTTAAGTTGTGCTGGATCCATAGTAATCACATTGAATAGTGTGTGTATTATTTATCTAAAAAAATTAAAGTTAATAACAAATCTTCCTGTAGGATTTGTTGTGGTTGTTCCAGTGTGTTTAATATTACTGTCAAAAATAACAATCCTATTTTCCACACTCTCCACAACTTCTCCAGTTTCAAATTTTGTATATCCTTCACATGTATTTAGATAGTAAACTGCAGTAGTGCAGTCTGGTAAATCTATATGATATCCATGTTCAAGAACTTTATCAACACATGGATTTAGATTTGCTTTTATTCTAACCAAAGATTTTACCTCTAGTTTTTCTCTAAAACATTTTAGCTCTTGGAAGTATTCTGTTACTGGTACATCAAAATTATAGAATAGATGAACAAATTGATTTTGTGTTTCTTTATGCTCAAGTTCATTTATCTCACCAGTTTCAACATTTTTTAATGTGGGTGCATAACACCAAGGAAAATATTGACTAGTAATAATATTTTTTATGTGGTAGAAATTATTATCTGGTAAAAAATTATCAATAATTTCCATCAACTAAATCTCCCTCCTTTGACCCATCCAACAAGAGAATACCTAGTTCCTGATGTTACTTTTGTAACTCTATGGGGAACCCTACTATCAAAAACAGTGATAAGACCTTGCTTATTCTCAATAACGTGAATTTCATTAGTGTTCATTGGATTCTGAAATTCCAAAACACCACCCTCATAATCATTAGGATCTGATAGTTGAAATGTATAAGAAAGCTTTCTTACAAACTCTCCTGAGTTGTTTTGCATCAACTCAAATGGATTTCTATCTTCATCCATATGCCAATCGTAATGATCTCCAACACCATACTTGGTAAATTGTACAACCTCGTTATCATATCCAACTAGTTCATAACCAAAATATCTTCGGTTAATGTTTCCGACATATGCTAGTAAAACAGATGGTAACCAGTTACTTTCATGTAACCATTTTACCATTGATGATCTTCCATCAGGATCATTGTCATTTACTTTTGCATGTGCGTATTCAATGATTTTATCAGTTTCACCTAGAGATTCCCAGTCACGAATTGCATCACAAATCAATGGTGGTAACTCAGTTGATACTGAAAAAATTGCAGGGTTTACTGCTAACTTAATATCCATAATTAACTAACGAAGTTGAGGTTGAATGAGAGGGTTACTCTGAGTTTATCAGACTTTTGTCTAGGAACTTTATGTTCCAAGAAAGATGGAAAAATTAGTAAATCTCCTTCTTCTACTTTTACAAATGATTGACCAACCCAAGTTGCAGGTGTTCCATCTGGACCACCAACAAAATTAGGTGAATTTGATAAAGCTACTTGCCTAAAAGGATTGACAAATATAGTTGGAGAGTGTTCTTCTTTGTCATATGAAACATAATGAATACACGAAAAGTGACCAGGAAGATGTTCATGTATCTCCTGATGTTGATTTACTTTATAAGCATTTAACCAAGCTTCTCTAACCATGGGATTTCCAAAAATTCCCATTTGTATAGAAAAATCTTTTAATTCATTAATATAGAGAGAAACTATATTTTTCCAGTCAAAATTATTTTCTTGATTGAAGGTTGTCCAAACATCAGCATCCCATGCATCAACAAACGTTGATGGGTTTTTTTCATACTCTGGGACAACATAATCTAAACATGCCTCTTTAATTTTTTTATGATTTTTTACTTTTACTAAAAATAATGTAGATGGAAACAATTCAATAATCATAAAATTTTTTTAAGATGGAGGTGAAATTATTTCTGTTGTGATAGGAACTTGTGCCATATCAAAGTCGTATTCATATTTCAGTTGTTCTAGATTAGCATTTAATCCTGATCTTGTCAATGATCCACACTTGTCTTCCATTGGAACACGATACTCGTTTGAAGGAACTTCTATAATATCTTTCTTAATCACTTCTCCTTCGTGTGAAAACTCCAAGACATAAGTGAAATTATTGTCTGCGTTAGTAGCATACATGTTTTTTACAATTTTAATTTCCATTAGATTACCTTATAAAAACGGAATAACCACAATCAATATATCCATCTGCCCATCCATTATTGTTACATTGTGTATGAACTTGAGCTCCAGACTCTGGACTTCCTGTGTAATTATTACCACAACTACCGTTACTGCA